ACGGGTATGAAGTGAATAAAGTAAAAACTTGAGTATATGTCCGTAACACATTCTCGTCATATGTTAAAAACTTCAACATATGAACCACCCGCTTTATTTTGCTTTTTTCTATGGAATTGAGTATATATTTTTACAAGGTATGAGCTTTTAATATATTTTTCAATTTCCTAATGCAATTTAGGGATTAGTAACAAACTTTGCATTCTTTTCTAGGAACGACATCATAGTTCCTTCATATCTCATACGACCTAAATGACCCATTTTAATAGCAGGATCAACCCAAACTTTGCCACCAATGTCTTGCCAATATCTGCAGAACCCATAATCCTCAGACAAGAATCTATTTAGATGTGGATCAATGTAAGAATTAAAGAACGCATATGTCCAATTTTTTTCTTCATCATTTAAAGAACCAGTATCGTCATTATATTTTAGATGAGGGTAAGCTTCAATTAGTTTTGTAAACACTTCTCTCTTTATAAGCATAAATCCAGTTCCAGCATCAAAAATTTCTACAGCACCATTGCTAACGCTTAATGTTTGGTTCTCTTTATCTTTAACTGGATTAACAACAAATCTTAAACTATTACCAAGCAACTCATCTACAGGTACTCCTGCTTTTACATTTTGCTCAACACTTTCCCAATTAATAGATTTAATCGGGTATGCACCAGTCATAATTTCTTTCTCGTGCCAAAGCATTTTAATAATATCTTCTGGTTCCCAAGAAATATCAGCATCAATACACATAAGATGTGTTAGCTGCTCTTGTGCCATAAATTTTGCAGTCATACTGTTTCTTGCTCTATTAATTAATGAATCTGTAATAGTCGCAACAGCAAATCTGATATTATGATCTCTAAAATACATCAATGTCTTAATAAGAGACATCATTGTTGGTTCGCTAATTTGTTGATCATAGCAAGGAATGGCAAAAAGGACATTCCAGCTTTTCAATTGCTCATTATCAATTTCTATAGTTTGTGTTTCAAAAAGTGCCATAGCAATAGTATACATAAAAAAAAGGGCTGAGATTGCTCCCAGCCCCTTTTTCTTAATTATTTTTTATTACTTAGTTTTTACAGATGTTCTGACATTCTTAATGTCTTTTGCCTTTACCGTATTCGTATTCAGCGATTTGGCGTTCTCAATTTCTGACGATACTGGAACTCTAAAGTAAAGAGTTGAGTTTGCCTTATCAAAATGAATTTCTACATCCAATCCCAATTTCTTTGCCTGGGCACGAATTCTCTGTTGCATTGAGTTATACTTCTTACCAGCCTCAATGCTTGTAATTGAGAAAGGCGATCCTGTTTTGCCTGACATTACAAGAGTGTCAATAATCATTTGCAACTCTGCCGATGTACGACCAGTGCGTGAAATTACTGGGAATTTATCTGCTTGCTTAATTTCCATCTTATTCTCCGATGTTTGGTTTTGTTAAGTAGCCTTTTGGCTTGATAGACAATGTAGCATCACTTTTACGCCTTAGTGCGTATTTGTCAGTTTTTTCTAAAATTTCTTTCCTACCAAGCGGTCAGTGCTTTTTTTAGCTGTGCAGTAAGTACTGCGTTCTGCACTGTTAATTCAGCTACCTTATCTGCTAGGGCTTTGACAACATCGTTAATATCAATTTCATTAACATTTTCTACAGGCTTTCCATCCATGATCCCACCTCCTCTGTTTGTATATTAGATTGTAGATATTCAGGCACAAAGCCTCCCAAATTATGATCATACCTTCTCACAGTACCAAAATCCTCTATATCATCATATTTTTCTACATCCATATCTAGACCTAGGATTTCTATTTCAACTTCAGTCTCCATTGCCATATTCTCAATAGCGTTGAATACAGACCCAGCCAAAGCGTCTGCTAGGTCTTTAGACCCAGCATTAGGGTGATCAATTTTATTATTAGAAAACAATCTTAACTTTAATAATTCTTCTTCAACAAGAATATGATTCCAATATCCTCTTAATCTTGTATCATAAATTGAAGTCATCAATGTATCATAATCTGTTTTTTTAACAGAGTGAAAGTCTGCATTAATACCTTGCGATCTCAAGCTTTGAATCATTTCAATTGACTGCCATCTGTCAAATGTAACTTTAGCTACATCAAACCTTTTACATAAATCAACGATCATCTGCCTAACTGAAGCAAAGTTAATTTCTTCACCTGGGGCAGCCTTCCATGAATGGACCAAATCAACATTAATAATTGGTAAATGCTCAGTGCCCATAGATGTAATTATTTCTTTAAAACCAGTACAGTGAGACATACACAACGCAGTTCTGTCTCTCTTATGTCCAAGGTCTATATGTATATACCTTCTGTGCCCATCTGTATTATTAAACCATCTATGAAATCTACCGTCTGGATCAACTGGGTCATCCCCGTACATAAAAGCTTTTCTAACTTTTTCTTCATCTCTAAAATATGCGTCTTCCATTGTTGGAGGTTCACATTCAAATCTTGATGCAGCTTCAATTGGATTTCTAATATATTCTGATTCTAGTTGCTCTCTTTTAATTGTAGGGTTTACTTCCCAAGTAGCAGCTTTAATGGACCATGTTTTTGGTTCATTTTTTTCTCTAGAATTAAAATATCTTTGCTGGATAAAGTCACCTTTGTAACGAGGGAACGACAAAAGAATAACTTTACCTATCTCTGGGAAGCGAGACATTACGGATAATTTACTCATGTTATAAATTGCAGAGGCTGAACCTTTTGATCTAATTTCACCTTTTAGTTCACTATCTGTTTTAAATGCTGAAATTTCGTCTAGAATAACTGTTAATACTTCATAACCTTCCCAACCTTCTGATTCAGAGTGACCAGAGAATAATCTAACTGGGCGAGAAAAGAAAAATATTTCTGATACTCTAGGTTCAAATCCAACATTATTAAAGAAAGGAGATGAGAGCAATAGGTTTTTTAATGGTTCAAAGAATACTCTTTGAGCCTGTTGTGCGTTCACAGCCAGGTTTAAAAGGTCTATGTAAACACCATGAGCTTTACCATAGTAGCCCAATGGGTCTCTCAAACAATGCAGCAAATAAACTGTATAAGCCATAGAAATTCTTGCACAATGGTCTTTACCTGATCCTTTACCAAGCATGCAAATCACTTCATTGTCTGTATACTTCTTATAATATTCCAACCCAGCTTCTTCTCCATAAAGTTTTTGTAAAGTAGGTAATTTGAAAATTTGTGTGCTATGCTTTACGATCTCAAGCTGAATTTCAGATAGAGGGGGTAAACCTAAATAATGTTTATCTTGAACGAAAGTTTCAATAGAGACAGGTTGTTCCATAAGTTCATCTTGTCTTAATAAACGATCAAAGTCGTTAAATTCAAGGTTGACACCGAGGAAGTCAGACATTTTTTAAACCCCCTATAAATGGCAAAAAATAGGTTCTCAAATTATGAGCAAAATAGCCCCTAAATGGCAAAAATAGCGTTCTCAAATTATGAGCTCTCTTCTTTAAGGTTGACTGGCTTACCAGTCATTATCTCAAATGCAATTTCTAGTTCTTTCCTGACCTCTTCCGCAATGTCTGGGTACTTAGAAATAACATCTCTGAGAATCTTGGAGAGAATCTGATTAACATTCTCTGCTTTTTGCATTCTGGCAATATACTCACCGTCAGTTTGGTTCCCGCCCATCAATTTATGCAATTGAGCTTTCTTAGTAGCTAGCTCGCCAGCCAGCTTAATTGCTTGGATTCTGGCAGCAACCATGCCATTGTCGGTAGCAATATTGATGGTTTCCCAGGCTTCCTTACTCAACTCATCAAATTCGGTTAAAGCTTTGATAGTGTTAAACTGGACTTTTTCAAGGAAGAACGGATCTTCTTCAATTGTTTGATTTAAAATTAATTTATATTCTTCAATATATTCTTTTATTTCATTAATTGGAATTGACATCAAGGTGGAAATTTCCCGCATTGAGTAACCTTTTACATGCAAAATTCCAACTTGCTCAACATCTTTAATTTTTTCAATCAAACTTTTTGTTTTAACTATTTCAATATCTGACATAATCTATCTTCGTAGTCCTTTGATACTAATTCCCAAGTCATATTGCGATTGATATACTCAGCGGATTGGTATGTCTTCTTAGAAACTTTGTCATAATTATTTATGACATATAACATTTTATCACACAAATCATCAAATTTTGGCATTGCCCACATTCCAGCATTTTCATACACTCCACTCATGTTGTAATTAGACCATTCAAAGTCCAATGGCACTGACATATGCGCATACTCAGTGCAGGCAGTAGCATTAGTACATATTGTTGGTATACCCTTAGCTATCCCTTGGAAAGGAATCAAACCCCACCCTTCACCGCTGGTTGGGTATAAGACACAATCACATAGATCATAAATCCCAGCTAGCTCTTCTTCTGAAACTAAGTGATCAATAATTTTTATTTGAGGGTGATCAATTTTTGACCAATAACCAACCTTATTCATCCTAGCGTCTGGTGGTCCATTTGATTTGTAAATCATTTGATAATCTGGATTGCCATCAAATAGCTTTAAAAAGGCATCAACAGACATCTGAGAGTTCTTTCTGGTAGAGGGGGAGCCGATGCATAGAAAGGTAAACCTATCTTCCACCACCCTCTTTACAGGAAAATAAAGTTTAGGATTGACTCCCAAATTGAAATTATAAACTGGAACTTTAACTCCAGAATCAGTGAATATGTCAACCATTGACTGAGATGTAGTCCAGATCTCATCCATTTTATTCATAGAATCAACCCAATCCTGCTTCAACCTGTTAGTCTCCCAATAAGTAAATCCGATTGAATAGTTGCTGCCTTTAATATACGCTTCAGGAACACAATTATTTACAATAATATCGGATTTCCGAACCGCCTTGTCCAGTAGGAAATAGCCAACTCCAGGGGGAGAATCTTCCAATTCCTTTGGTAGTTTAGTTTCAGGGGAATGTATGTCTAAGCCTTGTTTGGATAAATTTTCAAAGATCTTATTAAAGGCATCACCATACCCTTCGCCATTTCTGGCACATCCATTTGCTGTCCAAGTGATCATTCTTCTACTTGAAACGCAATCTTTTTCCCTGCAGCATCTGCAGCTTCTCTTAGTTTAGGCATAGGCAAGCCGTGGACTTTTGTATATTCAACTCGGTAATTAAACCAACCTTCAACAGCCCTCCACATTCTATCGTCTGTTTTGTCTGCTAACTCCTCTAATTCTTCTGGCGTAAGTAAGAAACTCAACACACCCAGCGGCATATAAACAACAACATCATAATTTGAGTCTTTGTCTTTTGAGTATCTACTTAGCAAGCTTTGGAATTGTTGCACCATATCCTGAACTGGTGTTCCAGAGAAATGCTCTACATTGCCATAAACATTTCTTTCTCTAGGGCAAACATCGTCAACACCGACAAAAGCCCCATAACTTCTGCACACCAGAGGTCTAAACCCATAGATAGTGCAGCCGCCTTTGTAGAAAGCGCATTTCCTTTCAGTTTCACCACCGAATTGCCATGTTTCATCATACATTGCCTCCTTTAAAGAACTAACTACCGAATTAAACCATTCATCCGCAAAATCCTTGCCTTTGTTTTCCAAATGCAAATAAAATTGCTGAGTGATATTGAATGCAATATTGGCGCACTCTGTCATATGAATTGTTAAACCAATTGAACAACAATTTCCAGAACCAAGACATTTGTACTTTGTCTTATTCTGACTTGCCTCAATCATTCTTGCCTGGTTGTAAACCATATCAAGCTCTGCAAATATACCTAGATCACCTGCTGCTACTTTTCTTTGCATTATCTACCCATACCTTTCTTTCTATTTTGCATTGCTTTCCTCCTATCTCGCTTCATCTGCTCAGCCTTCTGTTGCATTGGTGATTTTGGCTTTTTAGATGTAGCGGATAGATTTCTACCTTTCCCTCTGTACTTTAAAAGATCATACTTACTGCACCAGTTATAAAGACCTTGCGGAGAAATTTCAACATTGTAAGTTTGCTTCAGCAGCTTTACAATGTCAGTCAAATTCATCCGCTTCTTCACATAGTGTTCATATAGCCATGTTTTATCTTTATAAGGTTCAAGAGCCATTAGATACCGCCATTAAATAATACCAAAGTCCAATGCCAACTGCATCAACAATATCATCATCTTTCAAATTTTCTTCTTCCATTTGAAAGTAATCAGTAATAATATCCCTGACACGATCTTTTCTTTCCTTCTTTTTCTTAGCCTCTGTGTCAAAAACTATTTTATCTGTTTTAGATATATTTTTATACCCAATTCCTCGTTTCCAAAGAATCGGGTTAATGTCCATAACTTTAAAACAATAAGCCTGAACAATCCCCCAGGTGTAACCAATTATATAAGATATAACCCTGCTTGTTTGAAAATTTTGTATATAAACTGATTGTTCAATAATAGTTATACTCGGATTGTGTTTTTTACAAATATCTTTAAGCCCAGTATTAATTTCATTAAACTTTACAGAAATATCATTTGTTTTTGTAAACTTTATCTTACCGCAATCAACTAGCTTAAGACCGTTATTGAAATCAATAACAGCCCAGCCCAAAGAATGAGAAGACGGGTCTATTGATAAAATCCTCTTGTCATGGGCGCTAACTATATTTTTAAGATTCATTACATGCTGTCCCTGACAGAGCCTTCTTCCCAGCCCCACCCAACTAGTCTTTGTACAAATCGCTCTCTTTTGCATTTCTCACATATATTTTCTTTATTATACCGTGATAATACAGTTTCACATTCTTTTGTTTTACAAATTCTTTTTTTATTTATATTAGCTTTTTTTTCATAATAGTTACTTAGCAATTTTGCATTTGTAACAATTCTTCTGCATTCTGCCGAACAATAAATACTATTATAAGATTTAGCCTTAAACGGTCTACTGCAATCTAAATTTTTGCATGTCCTTTCGTCATCATTAATCACTGTCTCCCCAGCATAAAGCAGACACATTACAATCTGAACAATGCTTAGATGTTCTCTTGTACGGTCTGACAGGGATATTACCGCTAGTATAATTCCCATAAATATCTCTGTATTTCTTAAAGAGCTTGTCTATGAAAGCCTGGTCTTTTTCAATATAAATAGGAAGAATTTCTTGA